CGTCTCGGTCCTGATCGAGGACGTCCTCCGAGACTCGAAGGGCGTGATCGTCGACCTCACCGGCGTCACGGAGGTCCGGTACCAGGCACGCCTCCCCGGGCAGGCGATCTCGGCGGGGATCGATCAAGCCGCGACGGTCGTGGCCCCCGCTACGGGCGGGACGGTACGTCGTACCCTCGTCGCCGGGGATACGGACACTTCCGGAGACCTGATCGAGCAATGGAAGGTGACGTTCGGCGGCGGTCAGATCGAGCGCTTCCCCGCTACCAAGCACAAGCTGCGGATCGTCCCGGACGCGGCGGTATGAAGCCCCGGCGTCGGCAGTTCGGCAGAGGGTACGGCCCCCGCTCCCCCTCGGGTAGGTACTCCTGGTACCACCGCAAACTGGCGAGGGAGGTAGTAGCCAACGCTACCTGCGCATGGGTAGACCGGGGTGGGTGCGACGGCCCCCTCGAGGCCGACCATATCCTCCCCCGGGACTGGGGTGGGGAGAGCACGAGGGAGAACCTGCGTCCGCTCTGTCGGCGGCACAACCGACAGCGCGGCGTCGAGACGAAGAAACAGAAACGGAAATGAAAGTCGGCGTCGATTTTTTCAATACTGCGCTCGGCTCCTTGCCGCCGCTTCCGCACGCGATTCTTCCCCCCGGACTGGCTTAGGCCGTGAAAGGCGTCTCCGAGGCGTATCCCGCCGAGATCGTCGCGATCCGGAAGATGCCGTACGGATTGCGCGGCTTCCGCCGATTCGCGAAGCTCCTCGGGCTGAAGGTTCACCCGTTCCAGGCGTACCTGCTCGCGTTCTACTTCGCCGGGGTGATCGAGCTGATCATCCTGATCCCGAAGAAGAACGGGAAGACGACGCTCCTGTCGGTGCTCGCGCTCTACCACCTCCTCATGATTCCTCGAGCCGAAGCCGTGATCGGAGCGGCGTCGAAGGAGCAGGCGGCGATCTTGCACCGGCAGGCGACGCTCCTGATCGAGTCCGCCGGCCTCGAGCGCCGAGCCCTGCCGCATGAGTACGGGAAGCGCGCCGGACCGACCCGGTACGAGGGAGTCTTCGAGGTTCGCGAGGGGATGCACGTCATCCGGTTCGAGCAGGGTCGGCTCCGGGTCATGCCGCATGAGGCGCGGACCGGGGACGGCGTGATCCCGACCCTAGCCCTCGTCGACGAGCTCCACCGGCACCCGACGGGCGAGCTCTACCAGGTCTGGCGGAACGGCCTACTCGCCGGCTCGCAGATGATCACGATCTCGACCGCCGGCTCCGACCTCGACTCGCCTCTCGGGAAGTTGCTTACGAAGGCCCGGGAGGGCTACTCGGTCGAGAAGGTGAGCAAGCGCCGGACGTACCGATCCCCGAGCGGGCAAGTCGTCCTCGTCGAGTACGCGCTCGATCCCGGCGACGACCCCGACGACATGAGGCTGGTCCTCCAGGCGAACCCGGCGCCCTGGGTTACGAGGAAGGTCCTCCAGGGCCGGAAAGACTCCCCGATGGAGTCGGTCGGTTCCTGGGCTCGGCTGGCTTGCAACCTCTGGGTCGCGGGCGATGACGGGCCGGTCGTCGACCAGAAGACCTGGGACTCGCTCCGCGCCGACGTCGGGGGTCTCGCGGACGGGGACGAGGTCTACGTCGCGACACGCATCACGCAGCAGGGCGGCGTCGGGATCGGGATCGCCGCTCCGAAGCCGGAGGGCCGGATCGCGGTCCGCGCCGAGATGCTCCCGTACGACTTCCCCGGCCTCGAGTTCGCGCTGCGGCGCCTCGCGGATAGGTACGACGTCCGCGTGATCTACGGATACGCGCCGCAGTACGGCCTCGGGGGCGTGCAGGTGATCACCGACGGCGGACTACCCCTCGAAGACCAGGCGCAGTCGCCGAGGGTCCTGATGGAGGCGACCTCGACCTTCATGGCGCTGGTCGCGAGCGGGAAGCTGATCCACGACGGAGACCCCGAGCTCCGGAAGCAAGTCATGTCCGCGATGGTCAAGGAGGCTCCCACGGGTTCCTACTTCGTTCCCTCGAAAGAGGTCCAGGGCTTGATCGCGGTGATCCTCGCGGCGGACCAGGCTTCGCAGCCTCCGAGCAAGCCGACGATCCACGTCTGGAAGGGCGCCTGATGGGCCTGTTCTCCTGGTTCGTCGGCGGCGTCAATCACTCGGGCGAGATCCCGAACGCGAACCCCCCGTCGACCCCGTCGACGGTCGGGGCCGGCGAAGCGGACGGGAACCCGCACGGCGTGGAGATCGCCGGCGCCGAGCTCGAGTCTCGGTCCCTGCCGTCGTTCTACCCGTCGCCCTGGGCCGGCTGGCCCTCGAGCTGGTCGACGCCGAACTGGGACGGCGAGTCGAGGTTCAACGAGCTGATCGACGTCGCCTGGGCGTGCCTGGATAAGAACGCTTCCGTGCTCTCGACCCTCCCGGTCTTCCGGACCCGTGGCGGGAGGGTCATGTCCCCGATGTCGTGGATGGTCAATCCCGACCCGTCGATCTACTCCTCCTGGGAGGAGTTCGCGAACCAGCTCTTCTGGGACGTTCAGCTCGGCGAGGCGTTCATCATGTCGATGAGCCGATTCTCGGACGACTACCCGATGCGCTTCCGGGTGATCCCCCCGTGGGTGTTCCACGTCGATATGGTCGGCGGTCTCCGCCGGTACAAGATCGGGGGCGAGACCGGAATCGACGTCACGGAGGACGTTCTCCACATCCGGTACAAGTCGACGACCGACGGCGCGCACGGCGTGGGGCCGCTCGAGGTCGCCGGCGGCCGGATGCTGACCGCGGGACTGATCGCGAAGTACGTTCGGGAGATGACCGCGACCGGCGGGTCACCCACCCATACGATCGACGCCGCGGAATCGCTCACCCCGGACGAGGCACGGCAACTCCAAGATCAATACATGGCTTCCCGGATGCGGGATTCCACCGCACCCCCCGTCTTCGATAGCGGGGCCAAGCTCGTCGATCATCAGGCCATGAGCCCGAAAGAGATGGCTCTGGTCGAGCTCGAGCAGTTCAACGAGTCTCGGATCGCCGTTCTCCTCGGTGTTCCTCCGTTCATCGTCGGGCTACCCTCGGGCGGCGACTCGATGACCTACTCGAACGTCTCGAGCTTGTTCGACTACCACGACCGGCAGAAACTGCGATCGCTTTCGGTCAAGGTGATGAGCGCGCTCTCCTACTGGGCGCTCCCGCTCGGCCAGCAGGTCGAGATCAACCGCGACGAATACTCACGGCCGGCGTTCGACGCGCGAGCCGACGCCTGGTCGAAACTGATCGCGTCCGGGGTCGTCACGCCGGAGGCAGTCGCGGTCTATGAGAACTTCCAAGGCGTGGCGCCGGGACTCCCGACGGCGACCGAGCCGATGGACGCGATCACCGGAGGTGAGCAGTAGTGCCGTGGCACATCGAGAAGCGCGACGACGAATACTGCGTGATTAAGAACGACGACGGCAAGAGTGCTGGCTGCCACCCGACCGAGGAGAAGGCGAAGGCGCAACTCGCGGCGCTCTACGCGAACGAGAACCGCGCCCCTGAGCCGAAGGCCCCGGTCGAGTCTCGCGCGGCGACGGTGGAGGGCGTCGACTTCCCCCAGCGGACGATCGAAGTGCTCGCGGTCCCGTACAACCAGGAGGCGATCGTCGAGTACCGCGGCGAGATCTGGCACGAATCGTTCGAGCCAGGCGCGTTCGATGGCATCGAGAAGCGCCCGAACCGCGTGAAGGCCTTCCGCGATCACGCCGCCGGCGCTCACGCTCCCGGGACCTCGACGAGCGGCCTCGTCGGACGGGTAACGAGCTTCGCCCCCGAACGCGCGGAGGGGCTCGTGGGGGTCGTCAAGATCGCGAAGACGCCGCTCGGTGACGAGACGCTCTCGCTCGCCGACGAGGGCATCCTCGGCGTCTCCGTCGGGTTCGGAGTGCGGGGTTCCGATCAGGTTCTCAACCGGGCGGAGCAGAAGCGCCGCATCCGGAAGGCGTTCGTCGACCACCTCGCGTTCCCGGACAACGGAGCGTATGAGGGAGCCCAGGTGATCGACGTGCGGAGGGAGCGGCCGCCGGCGGTCGATCTCCCGAAGCTTGAGACTCCTCGGCTTGACGAGGTCGTCGCGTGGATGGAGGCGCGGCGAACCCGTAGGTGACGAATGATGGAACCTGCGAGCACGTACGAAGGTACTCCCTGCCGGAAATGCGGTCGCACGACGCGATATGTCGCCACCGGAAAGTGCGTTCCGTGTCGTACCGCAACCGTGCGCCGGGTCCATAAGAATAAGCGTGCGACTGATCCTGAATGGGTCGAGCGGGAGCGACAGCGCGGCCGCGAATGGTGGTCTCAGCATGGTGCCGAGCGGAACCTACGTAGGCTAACGGACGCCAAGCGCGAAGCGGAGGCGAGGTACTTCCGTGATCGGTATGCCAACGACGAGGACTTCAAGGAGCGTGCCCGGTCGCGGCATCGGAAGCGCCGGGCACTCAAGAAGGGCGCTTCCGCGGAACGGTATACGCGAGACCAGGCGTACGCGCAGACGGCAGGCCGGTGTACTCGATGCGGAAAGTTGGTTAGCAAGGACACCGATTGGCATATCGACCACCGTGTGCCGCTGGCGTTAGGCGGCTCAGACGTGCTGACGAATGTCGGCCCATCCCACCCCGATTGCAACCTTCGTGGCGGCGCGACTCTGGCTAAGACGCAGGAGAGCCTGTTCGCGCTGTAGCTCCAGGTGTTACCGACTATTGCCCCAGAGAGGCCGCCCCAGAGAGGCGGGTCGCAGCGGACACCTCGTCGGCCGAGAGGGCCAAACCCTATCCGCAGGCGCATGAGCGCCCGAACCTCCGAAAGGGGGGAACCGCTGGTGGAAGAGAACTCCAAGACCGATGCCATGATCAATCGACTCGAGCGAGAGATCGCCGAGCGCGATTCGTTCATCCAAGGCACGGTCGCCAACGCGCAGGACACCGAGCGCGACCTGACCACCTCCGAGCAGGAGCTGGTGACGGAGTCTCGGAAGCGCATCGAGGTCGTCGAGGAGCAGCTCGAGTCGCTCCGCGCCGCCTCGGAGCGCACGCTGAAGGCTCGGCAGAGGGCCGCCGACATCCAGGCGCAGTTCGCCAAGATGCGCCACGAGGTCGACACCGGCGAGATCGAGTACCGCTCGGCCGGCGCGTACGTGCTCGACCAGTACAAGGCGGCGATGAACGACCGGGCGGCCCAGGAGCGGCTGGAGATCTTCAACCGCGCCGCGGCCCACCAGAAGACGTCGGACAACGCCGGCCTGATCCCGAACCCGATCCTCGGGCCGGTGATCAACTTCATCGATTCCGCGAGGCCGCTCACCGCTCTCCTCGGCCCCAAGCCGATGCCGTCCCAGTCGTGGTTCCGGCCCCTGGTGACGCAGGGAACGTCGGTGGCGGTGCAAGGTTCGGCGGGTGCGGCAGCAGATGAGAAGGCCGAGCTCGTGTCGCAGAAGATGACGATCACCCGCCTGACCGCGACCGCGGTCACGTACGGCGGATACGTCAACGTCTCGCGGCAGGACATCGACTTCTCCGAGCCGCAGGTCCTGGACGCGATCATCAACGACCTCGCCGCCCGGTACGCCGTGCAGACGGAGGCGGCGCTGGGCACCTCGCTGGACGCCTCCACGTCGACGAACGTGGGCTACGGCGCGTCCCCGACCGCGGCGACGATTCGTGCCGCGATCTGGTCGGCGGCCGCCACGGTCTACACGGCGACCGCCGGGGTGGGTCGGGTCGTGCTCGCGCTGTCGCCGGGAAGGCTGCCGGTGTTCGGTCCCCTGTTCGTCCCGATCGTCAACGTCTCGCAGACCGGAGACGGTCTGTCGGCCGGTGACTTCAACCAGGGGCTCGTCGGCACGGTCGCCGGCGTCCCGACGTACATGTCGGCGGGGCTCGGGACCAACAAGGCGTTCCTGTTCTCGACCGCCGCTGCGGAGGTCTACGAGCAGCGGGTGGGAACGCTCCAGGTGACAGAGCCGTCGGTGCTCGGTGTCCAGGTCGCGTATGCGGGCTACTTCACGCCGCTGCGTCTCGTGGACAACGGCATCATCGAGCTGACCGCAACGTAAGCAGTCCCGGCTCCGGGGGCGGGGCCATCATCTGCATCCCCGCCCCCGTACCGGGGAGACCGAAAGGAGAAGAGGGGATGGCGGAGGAGATCAGCGTCAAGGCCGATCCGACCCCGGACCCGACGCCGGAGGAGGCGGCGCGGCTCCGGCTGGAACTGGGCCGCAGCATCGAGCGGTACGAGGCCGCCGGGCTGGAGGCCGAGCTCAAACTGGCGAAGGCGCGGCTCAAGGACCTCCCCGCGGAGGAGACGGTCGTCGAGGAGGAAGAAGCCGAGGTCGACTTCGGCACCGGGAAGTACGAGGACCGCACCGTCGCGCAGCTCAAGGCGCTCGCCGAGAGCAAGGGCCTGCCGACCTCGGGGACGAAGGATGACCTGATCGCGACCCTCAGGGAGGGCTGATGGCAACCACGACATTCCGACGCGACTACCTGCTCCGACGGATCCTCAACCCCGGCACGACGGCGACCGACTACCTTGGCCGCCTGACCACGTCGACCCTCGACTCGTCCGGTCGAGCGCTGATCGCGATCGACTGGCCGGGCGCGGTCGCGAACTCGCTCGGCGACTGGGTCGACGTCCCGGCCTCGAGGATCGTCTACCGCTGCACGGTCGCCGGCACGTCTGCAGCGGGAGCACCAACCCCTCCGGGGGTAGGGAGCACCGTCGTCAGCGGGACGACAACGTGGCTCCAGATGACTAGCCAGTGACCTACGCCGTCGCCGCCGACTTCCGGGAGGCTTCGAGGAAGCCCTGGACGAAGTCGCTCGTCCTGACCGAGGGCGACTGCTCCGACGCCGAGCTCGACCTGCTGATCGCGCAGGTCGCCGGGCTGATCGAGCTTGAGCTCGACGACGACTTCGATCCCCCGAACCCGGACAACGACGAGACGATCGTCGTCGAGGGAACGATCGGGTCGCGGCTGTGGGTTCCACGCCGCGTCCGGTCTCTGACCTCCGTCGGGACCCGGAGCCTCGCCGGCGTCGTGACCGCGGTCTCCTCGACGGCGTACCGGCTCCACTCGTCGCTCGTCGGCGGTACGGCGATGGTCGACGGGAACCGGAAACGGGACTGGCTCGACTCGCTCTCCTCGACGACGTGGGCGGACGACGGCGTCCAGCTCGTCGGGAAGTTCGGCTGGGCCGCTCCCCCGAACGACATCCGGCGGCTCGTCGCGCTCCGTGTCTACGACATGGTCAAGCCGACGAGCGACCCGCTCTCGACGGTCGCCCAACGATCGACCCCGGACGGATCGCTGATCCTGGGGGAGAGCCGGGAGATCGCGAGGATCGTCTCGGTCTACGGTCGTCGGATGGCGGTGACGGCGTGAGTGCCGAGGTGACCTGGCGTCCCGAGGCGCTGACGGCTCGGCTGATCGCCGCGGCGAAGCCGGCGCGAGACGAATGGGCGGCCCTCGCGCGCGCGCGCTGCACGTCGAAGCGGGTCGCGTCCTCGATCCGAGCGCAAGGGGAGACCGTCGAGGCCTTCCATCCGTTGTCGCGGATCATCGAACGCGGCTCCCGTCCTCACGAGATCGCGCCGACGAGCGACGGTCCGCTCCGGCTCGCCGATGGTCGGTTCGTCTCGGGTCTGGTCCGGCATCCGGGGACGCCGGCGAAGCCGTTCCTCCGACCGACGCTCCCGGCGTGGATCCCGTTGTACCGAAAGACCGCGAGCGGGGCATTGCGTGGCGTCTGACTGGGCGACGTTCGTCGACGCGGTCGTCTCCGACCTGACGAGCGCCGTACCCGGTCTCGCCGACCCGGCGCTGATCGTCCATCGCTATTCGCCGTATGACCCGGGAGACCTCGTCGCCGAGGTCGGGGAGAGGCACCTCTCGGTCTTCCCCGTCGCGGACGCCGCGCAGGACGCGACCCCGTTCACGACGGCACCGGGTGGGGACCTGCTCGTCGAGACGTACCGAATCGTCTACTGGGAAGCGGCCGGCGACGAGTCGGCGCGGGCGGTCTCGGATGAGGCTGCAGCGGCGGCTCTGCTCCAACTCGCGCAGGCGACGCGCGACCGTTTCTACGTCGTCGCGAACCTAACGCTCGGAGGGACGACCCAGGTCCGATACGTCGGGATGGCCTTCCCCGACCGCTCGAGCAGCGTTCGGTGGTTCGCCCTCGGAGTGAGGGCGACTCGCGTCAAGCAGGCGACGTAGAGGAGGAGAGATGGCGAAGTTCAAGGTCAAGGTGAAGGACCTCCCGGTCGAGATCAACGGCGTCGACCAGGACGGCAACGTCTGGCCGGAGCCTTTCGCCTTCGGGAAAGACGGGACGCTGACGGTCCCCGACGACCAGCAGGACGTGATCGCGGCCTTCGAGTCGGCGGTCGGTGCCGGCGTGGTCGAACGAGTCAAGGAGCCGAGCTCCTCGAGCGGGAAGGAGTAGCTGATTGCGAACTCGTGAGGAGTTGGCATGGGCTGCGGGCATCTTCGAAGGTGAAGGCTCCTTCTACCGACATGGTCCTGGATCGGGACGCGCAGTCGTTCGAATGAACGACCAAGACATCATCCTCCGCTTCCGTGACGCAGTTGGTGTGGGGTATGTAGCGCCGACTCCGTTCGTACAGGGGGATCGCAAACCTCAATGGGAGTGGCGAGCTCAACAGTTCGAGGAGCGTCAAGCGTTCGCGGCAATGCTGTGGCATTGGCTCGGTCCTCGGCGCCGAGCTCAATATCGGCGTTTGCCATGTTCACCGCTGAACCATCGCCGACAAAGGAAGGAGTTCTAAGATGCCTATCGCACCCTCTGCCGGTGCGTACGAGGTCGGGATCGCCAAGCAAGTCGACGAGACCACGATCCCGACCGTCGCGGGGTACTCGATGCCGGTCTTCTCCGGCCGTCCGAGGCCGGTCCAGACGACTTCGCGGGTCGAGGTAACGGACGCCGCCTCGATCGTCGGGGACGAGTACAAGAACCCCGACGAGCATTGGGAGGCCGATATCACGGTCCCGGCCTTCGCGGCCCCGCTCGGGCGGCTCCTCCAGTCGCTGTGGCCGACGGACGCGATCACCGGCGCCGGGCCGTTCACACATACGTTCTCGGGTCTCGGGTCGACGACCCCCTGGATCGCGATGTTCGACGACTTCACGAACGCGACGAAGAAGGCGACGTACGAGGCCGGGAAGTGCGCCGGGATGACGTTCACCTGCACCGAGGCTGGCGGCCCGCTCCAGGTCGGTTTCCGCGCGGTCGGTAAGCGTCCGACGGACGCGGCCTACACGGTCACGACCCCGGCGACGCTCGCCGACGGGTATTTCCAGGCCGTCGGCGCGGTGATGCAGTTCGACGAGGACACGTCGACCCCGATCACCCACACGAACATCCAGCAGCTCTCGGTGAACGTCGACCAGCCGATCAACCCGCTCGCGAGCGTCAACGGCGCGTCGGTCTCCAACCTCGGGATCACCCGCCTCACGCCGAGCATGACGCTCTCGCTCTTCTGGGAGAACTGGGAGGCCTACAAGAACACGTTCTACGGGACGATCACCGGGTCGACGCCGCTCTCGACGTTCCAGACCGGCAAGGTCATCTTCAACTTCGTCCACACGATCACGGGTACCTGGTCGTTCTCGCTGACGATGGACAAGGTGTGGATGCGCGTGACGCCTCCCGATCCGGACCCGGCGGGGAACCCCCTGATCCTGTCGGTCGAGGGCTCGATCCTCAAGCCGGCCTCGGGCGACCATGTGAAGCCGGTTCTGATCAACGGCGTTACCCCGGCTTACTGATCCGAACAGAACTTAGCCTTCCCGCCGTCCGACTAACCGCGGATGCGTCGGCTTCCCCGCCGGCCCCGCGAGAGAGGAGGTGCGCGTGGACCCGCTCGAACTCGTGCGGTCACGCAACCGCGCCGACATCGAGCTTCCCTCGGGACTCGGCGCTACGATTGGCCTCGTCCGTATCCAGGACGTCGTGATCTCCGGCCTGATCCCCGTCCCGATCCTTCGGGAGTTCGACAAGGCGACCGGGAACGGGCACCCGATCGAGACCGCGAAGGCGGCGCTCGAGGAGATCAACGATAATCCGGCGTTGATCAAGGCCGCCCAGGACACGCGCCGCGAGGTCGTCCGTCGATCGCTGAAACGGTTGGCACCTTCGGTCGCGGAGCTCGAAGGTCCCGAGGTAGATATGCCGACCGAGGTCGTGGCGGAACTCTCCCAGGAAGACTTCGACGTTCTGGCCGGCTATGCGATGCGTGATGTCCCTTTCCCGGCGGCGAGCCTCTCGACGTGAGGGCGCTCGCCGCTTTCGCCGCGTCCGACGTCGGGCGGTACTACGCCTCGGTCCATCGCTACTGGGGAACCGATCCGGCGGCGTTCCTCGAGGAGGAAGACGACCTCATGGCGTTCAACCTCCGCGCGGCTCTGACGAAGGCCCTGGCCTCGGAGCCCGAACCCGAGCCTGAGCCGCAGACCCTCCGCCTCGCGAGCCGCTTCGATGGCTGACCTCGGGTTCCTCGGCGGCGCGGGCGGAACGATCGGCAAGGCGGTCGTCCAGCTCGAGCTCGACACGAAGAAGTACATCGCCGAGATGAAGGGCGCGCAGGCCGCGACGGTGGCCGGGGCGAACTCGCTCGGCGGAACGCTCTCGAAGCTCGGGGGAGCTGCGGTAACGGGGATCGCCGGGATCGGTGTCGCCCTCACGGCGCTCATGGTCAAGGGCGTCGCGACGTTCACGAACGTCGCCGGGGAGGTCCGCAAGCTCGAGGGGCAACTCGGTACGACCGCGGAGCAGGCGTCGGTCCTGCGAGCCCAGGGCGAGGCCCTCGGCGTCGACGTCGACCAGCTCTCGACCGGCTTCGGCATCCTCGCGAAGCACCTCGTCGCGAACGACGACGTGCTGCAGCAGTACGGGATCGACGTCGTCCGTACCGCCGACGGGCAGGTCGACTTCCAGGCGGTCCTCGCCCAGCTCTCCGAAACCTTCTCCGGGATGGGGCCGGGCGTCGATCGCACCGCGGCGGCGATGAATCTGTTCGGGCGGTCGGGGAAGTCTCTGCTTCCGCTCCTCGCGGCGAACTCCGACGAACTCGCGACCTTCGCCGCGAACGCCGAGAAGGCCGGCCTGATCATGTCGCAGGCCGACGTCGACGCCGCTCGCGCCCTTACGATCGCCCAGCGCGAACTCGGGCAGGCGTGGGAGGGGTTGCAGGTTCAGCTCGCCCGAGCCGTGATCCCGATGCTGACGGACCTCGCGCATATCGTCACGGTCGCCGTACGCGAGCTCGCTCCGTTCCTCCCACTCATCCGGAACATCGGCCTCGCCTTCCTCGGCTGGAAGGCGCTCACGTTCATCCCCGACCTGCTCGAGAACATCGCGAGCGGGCTCGACGCCCTCGATCTCACGGCGCAGGCCGTGGACGTCCTCGATCTAGCGAAGGGAGCATCGGCGCTCGGCGCGTCGTTCACGACGGCCGCCGCCGCCGCCGCGGCGTTCGCCACGGCCTACATCGGACTGACCGCCGCCGTCGCGGCGTGGGACCCGCTGAACCTCGTCGGGGACGTGGACAAGCTCCGTGAGTCGATGACCGTCACGACGCAGACCTTCGGCGACTCGGAGGTCATCCTCGGGCGCGTGGCGGTCTCGCAGAACCTTCTCGGCGGCGCGACCGCTACGACGTCTCAGACGCTCGGCGAGATGCAGCAGAAGGCCGGGCTCGCCGAGTCGGGGATCACGAGCCTCGCCGGCGCGATGGAAAACGAGAAGCAGAAGGCCGACGCGGTCACGCTCGCCCTGCGGAGCCAGCTCGACGCGACGCTCGCCCTCGCCGACCCCACGTTCGCTCTCGTCGACGCGGTCCGCTCGGACGCCGAGGCGGAGGACCGACTCGCGGCGGCCCATCACGCCCTCAACGAGTTGCGCGACAAGGGGGCGCAGGGAACGTTCAAGTACCGGGAGGCGCTGGACGAGGTCGACGCCGCCGCCCTGAACGCCGCGGAGTCCCAAGCGTCGCTGTTCGGCGCGGTCCGCAAGTTCCAGCAGGAGGTCGCGACCGGCGAGGCGACGCGCGCCGAGGCGATCACCGCGATCCGAGACCTCGGGAAGGAAGCCGGCCTCTCGGGCAAGGAGATCCGCGGCCTCGTCGACGACGTCCGGGCCGGCATCTCGGGCGCCGCCGCTTACGCGAGGCAGCACGCCCCGGATATCGGCACGGCGATGATGGAAGGCATCAAGCTCGGGATCACGACGCATAGCGAACTCGTCTCCGTCGCCGCCGCGCAGGCCGTCCACGACGCGATCCAGGCGGCGCGGGATGCGGCGAAGGCGGGTTCTCCGTCGAAGGTGATGGCCGTCCTCGGGCTCGACATGATGCAGGGGCTCACGGACGGTATCTCCGCCGGTGCTCAGAAGGTCATCGACATGGCACGGGGAGTCATCGAGAAGGCCGCCGACGAGGTCTCCTCCCAGCTCGACAAGATCAAGGGGAAGGCTTCGTCGTTCGCCGATACGATCCGGGGCGCTTTCTCGGAGTTCGCCGATCTCGGGGGGAACCTCGAGGGCTTCGGCGGGGATCTCGACGCGACGATCTTGGCGGCGGTTGGCGGCGCGCAGCAGCTCGCCGATGTTCTCAAAGAGCTCAAGCGGGAGGGCGCGAGCAAGGCGCTCCTCGCGGAGGTTGCGCAGAACCCGGAGCTCGGCTCGGCCCTACTCGGCGACCAGCAACAGATCGCCGACGCGAACGCGGCGCTCAAGGAGATCGCGGAACTCTCCCGGCAGACGGGTAAGGCGCTCTCGGAGCAGTTCTTCGGGAACAAGATCGACAAGCTCGAGAACAAGCTCGACCGGCTCCACGACGACCTCAAGGAGCTCGCGGCGCTCGAACGCCTCGGTCACTCGCACGACATCGTGCTGGAGGGAGAGAAGGTCTCGACCACGACCGAGAAGGGACTCACCCGGATCCTCGATCGCCGGGGATCGCTCTTCAACGGCGCGGTCCGGAGTTGAGCCTAGAACTCCTCTTCGCCGGCGCCGGGACTCCGCCGGCTCCAGCTCCGGCCCCCTCGCTTACGCCGGCGCCCGGGGTTCGCGTACTCGCCACACTCTTGGGTACGACCGAGAGCGATATATCCGCAGACGTCCTCAACCTGACGATCACTCGGGGTCGTTCCCGCGAACGGGAAACGATGTCCCCCGGTCGCTGCGAGATCGACATCTGGAACTTCTCAGGGAACTACGACCCCGATAACATCTCCGGCGTTTACTATCCGAACATCCGCCCGAACAAGGTCGTGCGTGTTGTCGCCGCGATCGACTCGGGGACCTCGCCGTTCCGGATCGGGTCGTCGTCGATAGGTGGTGGCGAGGCTTTCGGCGGCGGGGCGACATACGACGTCGACCTGTTCACCGGGCGGCTCGAGGGCGGCGCGCTGACGTACGACGAGGGCGGGTTGCAGCCGCGGGTGACCTGGCGCGCGATCGACGCATCCAAACGCCTGAACCGCGACCGCTCGACGACGGGATATGGCACGGCCGCCGAGCTGACGGGTGCGCGCGTGAACTCGGTTCTGGACGGGGCGACCCCGGTATGGCCTACGACCGAGCGGGACATCGGGCCGGGGACGCGGACGGTGCAGGTCTCGACCGGCGACGCGGGGAGATACGACTACCTGCTCGAGGTCGCCGCGTCGGAGTTCGGAGCGTTCTTCATCGGGCGGGACGGTAAGGCCGTGTTCCGCGACGCGAACTGGGAGCCCGACCCGGAGACGCCGATCCTCGGGTCGGGCGTGGGCGAGTACCGCTTCTCGTCCATCGAGATCGCAGATGACGAGGCCGAGATCTACAACGCGATCACCGTAACGGCGCCCGGTCTCGCCGACCAGGTGCAGCAGGACGTCGCCTCGCAGGCCGAGCTCGGAAGGTCCGACCTACCGATCTCGACGATCCTGTCCTCGACCTCGGAGATGTCCGACGTCGGGACGACGTTCCTGAACGCCTACTCGCAACCGCGGCGCCGGATCAGTCGATTGAGCGCGGACCGGGTCATCACCGACTGGCGGTTCTTCCTCTCGAAAGAACTCATGGACCGGGTCACGGTGCGGCACCGGCCTATCTACGGGGGGAAGTTCGAGCAGTTGTCCGTGATCCAGGGCATCCAGATCAACGTGGACGACTCCCAGAACTGGCGGGTGACCTGGAACCTCACGCCGCCGCTGTCGGTGGTGTCGAACCCGAACCTACTCACGGCGAGTCAGTCCGGTTTCGAGAATGGCAGCACGAGCGGATGGACCGTGACCTTCACCGGCAGCCCGCCGGGTAACGGCATCTCTATCCAGGGGGTCGCAGGCGGGAGCGTGCCGCTCGTCGGGCAGTATGCGATGGAGGTACGGACCTTCGGCATCGCGCAGATCCAGGGGGCTGTCGCGACGACCCCGTACACGACAGCCCCGGTGGTTCCCGGACAGACCTACCGGATGAGCGCGTGGGTCCGGTCCTACTTCGGGAGCGTCTTCTGGATTCCGGCGATCCGTTGGTACAACGCCGCCGGAGGTCTCATCGCCGACGTCCAGGGTTCGATCGTCTTCTCGTTGGGTGTTACCGAGTGGACGACCGGCTCGGTGGAGTTGATCGCCCCCGTAGGAGCGGCCTATGCCGCCGCCGAGGTCTACATCATCGAGAACGACAGCGGCGGTCATCCGGCCTATATCGACGCCGTCGAGCTCCGACACGTCGGCGCTTAGGAGGTCCCTTGGCATTCACCATCCCGAACGTCGGCATAGCCGGGTTCCCGGATCAGTCCGAGCCCGACTCCGTCGACATCGACATCCTCACCGCAGGGCACTCGATGACCGGCGTCGTCTCGGGCTGCGCCGTTACGGCGCAGGGCTCTCCCGACATGACCGTGGCCGTGGCGTCGGGAACGATCTCGGTGCTCGGCGTGAACCAGGCGGTCACGTCGGGCAACGTCACGATCGGGGCGGCCCACGCGACGCTCCCTCGCAAGGACATCGTCGTCGTCAACTCGTCGGGGACGAAGTCGGTCACCGCCGGGACCGCCGCTAGCCAGCCACTCAAACCTGCGATCCCCGCGAACTCGGTAGTGCTCGCCGAAATCTACGTCCCGGCGCTCGACACGACGATCAACACGAACCAGATCACCGACAAGCGCGTCATCGTGCAGGCTGCCCTGACGACCGCGGGGCTGCACCTGGTCGCCAGGGCAACCCTCGATGAGGGACCGATCTCCTCGACGGTGTTCCAGCCCGACGACGTACTGCTCGCGCCAGTCCTGGCTAACGAGGTCTGGATGTTCGAGTTCTACACATGGTGGGTCGCGGGAAGCGGGTCGGCTCATCCCAAGCTGCGCTGGACATTTCCCGCCGGGGCGGTCTCGGCGGCGATGCAGTATATCGGCCGGAACACCGCGGGCAACGTCGTCGACTTCCAGGTACAGACAGCCACCTCGCCGCTCGATCCTGGGCAGGCGATGTTCGCGACGAACGTGAATGCCTACGGGTTCGTACTCGGGCCAATCCGGCTCCTGTTCACGAACGGTGCCACGGCGGGGAACTTCGCGCTCGAGTGGGCGCCGAACGCAGCGGTGAACTTGACACGTAAGGCCAACTCGACGCTCTGGGGAGTGAAGCTCGCATGACGAGGAGGACTGATGGCCGACTCTGATATCCAAATCCCGGTAACAGGGACCGGCGACACCGGCCCGAAGAAAGTCGACACGCGCACGGTCGGTGCCGGTGCCGACGAGCATCGCCAGGTCGTCGTCCTCGGCTCGCCAACGACGGCATCGGATGTCGGGGGGGTGACCGCGGCGAATGGGCTCGCGGTCGACGTGACGCGGTTCCCAACGGGCGCCAAGGTGCAGCTCACCGACGGCACGGACGACGCGACGATCAGCGTGGCGGGCTCGCGCAAGCCGCTCGACATCCACGTTATTGACTCGGCGGGAGCAGTCGTAAGCAGTTTCTCAGGCACGGGCGGCACATCGGCGACGGACGACGCCGATTTCACTCGGGGCACGACGGTCGGCACACCGATCATGGCCGTCTACGAATCGGCCCCGGGTTCGATCACGGACGGCGACATGGGCATCATCGCCTGCGACGCGAACGGCCGGCCGAAGGTGTACCTCGACGGAAGCTCACTTGACGTGGCCCATGACGCCGTGGACTCGGGCAACCCGGTCAAGATCGGAGGCAAGGCCCGGACGGCGACCCCGGCAGCGGTAGCGAACGGCGATCGGGTGGACGCGAGCTTCACGACCCTCGGCCAGATGCAGGTCGCGCTGATCGACCCGGGGCAGCAGGTGCAGAAGTCTGCCTCGTACACAGCGACCCAAACCGGCACAGTCCTGTGGGACCCGACATCGGGGAAGAAGATTGCGATCACGTCCATCGTCATCGCGTCCTTCGGGACCACGGCCGGACGCGTCCTGCTGTGGGCGGGGGCCAACGGGGACACGGTCTACACGGCCGGGACCGACCAGCTCATCCTCCCGTTCAGCGCCGCACCATCGACCACATCGAAACCCGGCATCGTTTTCACGCCGCCGACCCCCGTCTACGTCACGACCGCCGACTTCGAGCTCCACGTCACCACGGATGCGGCGATCTCGATCGACGTGAACGTCTACGGCTTCGAGTGGGCATGAGCCTACGGATGCGCCGCGGTGGCGCGGACCCGGGAAGCCCTCCCACCCCGTCGGGGTATGGGCCAACCGCAGGCGCTCAACCCGTGCGGGATGGCACGATCCCCCACGCCGTCACCATCCCCTCGGGGACGTTCACGACGGTCAACCCGGGGGACAACATCGCCGGGAAGATCACCACGGCGGGGACCAACGGCAAGCTATGGTTCACGAAGGGACCGCACCCGGCCGGCGCGACCCTCGCTCCGCTCGCGGGTCAACAGTGGTATCTCGAGTCCCCCGCCGGGTACACGCGTGACGCTACCGACTCTGCGGTTCTCACCGGAAACGACGCGATACAGACCGCGCTCGTGCAGACGGCGGTGGCCGGTGTGCAGATTCGTGGCGGGGTCTTCGAGCACCAGGGCACGGCGCTATCTGAGGACTTCCGCGCTGCCATCCAACATACCAACGGCGCGGCGGCTGGCGGGGGAAGCTGGCTGGTCGAGGATGCCATCATCCGCAACAACCGCGTCAAGGGCCTGATCCTGAATGGACCGAACAGCATCGCCCGCCGGTGCTACATCCACTCCAACGGGATGTATGGGATCAGCGGGGGAACGACGGCGGTGGTCTCGGGAACAACCTATGAATACTGCCGCGTCTCGAACAACAACACCCTTCATTTCAACCCCGTCTTCGATGCCGGGGGAACGAAGTGGTCAAACTGCCCCAGCACCACGGTTCAGTACTCCTGGTTCCATGACAACTATGGGTCAGGTGTGTGGTTCGACGGCACTAACTACAACATCCTGATCCAGGAGAACGTCATCGAGAACAACCGTAACTGGGGCGTCTTCTACGAGATCAGCTACGGCGGCACGATGATCAAGCGCAACCTGCTTTCCCACAACGGCGAGGGTGACCCGTCAGACGATATTTTCAACAACCCCCAGTTGCTCGTCTCGACGTGTGACGGGCAGGGTACCGGCTCGGCGACGTTCCAGTCCATCGACATCACGAAGAACCAGATCATCGGGTTCAAGCGTGCCGTCTACCTCATCGACACGGCCGGTCACATCTCGGGGTTCCCCGGAACACGCAGCGTCCACGTCTACGACAACGACATCACGTTCACGACCTCGGCGACCGACCGAGTGGGCGCCGGGGGGAACACGACCAGCGACCAGATCTACACCCGCGATAACACGTTCGAGGACAACCACTATCACACGCCGAACACAGCGCTGGCCTACTTCCATTGGAGCGGCGGGTCTCCCGGCGTGGGTGTCGACAAGACGTGGGCGCAGTGGAACGCCTTCGGCCACGACACACCAGGGGGGTCGATCGTCTAGTGGCGATCACATTCTCGAACCTCGGCGCGTCCGCGAACCCGGACATCGCCAACGCCTCGGACCTGGCCGCGTATAGCAACACCTCGTGGGCTCCACCCGCGTCCGGCCTGGTCATCGCCTGCGTCTACAACCGCCGCACGACAGCGGCGGCGGACCTCCCGACGATGTCGGGGAACAGCCTCACCTGGACCCAGGTGGTGACCCACATTCCCTCCGGTGACGGTACGAGCTCCCGCATGACGATCTTCGGAGCGAACGCGAGCGGCTCGACCACCGGCGTGACGACGGTGGACTTCGGCGGGAATACCCAGCTCGGTTGCTATACGTCGTTCGTCGGAGCGACCGGCGTTGACCTGTCCGGGGGGATCGCCGCCGCGTTCATCCAGACGCCGACGGGACAAGGCGGGTCGGGGACCGCCACCGTCACCCTCTCGTCGGCGGCGGATGCGAACAACCGTCCATTCGCCTTCGTCTGGCACTTCGCCAACGAGAACCACACCCCGAGAGCGAGCTGGACCGAGGCCGACGACATGGCCGGGGCTGGGCCGAACATCGGCGTGATGACCCAGTACCGAACGGACGCCTTCGAGACGACAGCGACCGCGACCTGGACGACGACCTCCGTGGCCTGGGGGATCATCGGAGCGGAGATCAAGAACGACGCCGGGGGGGCAGCAGCTACCGTCGTCGACCCGTTCGGCATGAGCGGATTCTTCGGAGGATAGATGGAACTCCCCTATGAACTCGGAGCCAAGCGAGACCGTCCGGACCCGCGGGACCTATTGGTCAACACCGCCGCGTTTGCACCCCAGGCGGCGCTGATCGACCGGAAGTTTTACACGATGGTGAGCCCGGACTTCCGGATCAACCAGGGCAACGAGGGAACCTGCGTCGGTCACGGGGATACGAACCTGCTGATGGCCGGCGCCTCGGAGCATCGAACCTACCCGGAGTTCGCGACCGAGGAGTCCGCTCACCAGTTCGCTCGGAAGCTCTACTTCGAGACGACCGGCGACGCCACCTACAAGCAAGGTGCGAACCCGCGCGCTGCCTGCGCGAAGCTTCTCGAGTGGGGGATGGTCGACTCGTACTGGTCGGTGCCGCAGGTCGACGACGTCATCACAACTCTGCTCACGTTCGGCCCGGTCGGTCTCTGCCTTCCCTGGTACTTCTCGATGTACGACAACCAAGCGTCCATGTCGAAGGTCTACGGGA